CTTGCTGTGCCTATAGTTGATGGCGAAGATATATGCGAAAAAATGGTTTTAGAAGGACACGCCCGCCCCTACTTTGGTGGATCTAAAGAACCGTGGACTTAAGTCAAATTGCCGAAGCAGGCATGGGTGTATTCATGGCTGCGGTTGTTGGGTACATCTTTATCTTTCTTGTTAAAAGTTTAATTAATAATATCCTGGCAGAGATACGCCAGATACAAGATAGCGTACACAATGAACTAGCTGAGAACCGTAAGATATTACGAACTATGCAAGCGGACATAAAAGAAAGTAACAAGCTAGACCAAAGCAGTAATCAAATATTAAAAGCAATGTTACATAAAAAGTTAGAAAAAAATTAATAGGAGAAACAATGTTTGAATGGTTGAATGGTTGGTTTACTAAAACACCAACAGTAAATGAGTTAAACAAAATGTCTAAACTTGAACTCGAAGCTAAAGGTAGAGAGATAGGCATTGAACTAGACCGAAGGCTAAAGAAACATAAGTTGGTAAAACAACTGCACAAAAAACTAGGCCATCCTAATGCGTGAAGAACTAGCTGACATGCTGACAGCAGATGAAGGTCTGCGCCTTAAAGTTTATGATGACCATAATGGTGAGCCTATAAAGAAGGGTTATACTGTAGAAGGTTATCCAACTGTAGGTATTGGCAGAGAGTTGCAAAACTTTGGGCTGTCTAATGACGAAGCCCGGTACTTGTTAATGAATGACATACAACGCGTATTAAAAGAAGCGGAAGCATTTGAATGGTGGAATCATTTAAACGAAGCTAGAAAGATATGTGTTGCTAATATGTTATTTAATCTTGGGCTAACACGTTTCAATAAGTTTAAGAAATTTCAAGCAGCATTAAATACGAAATCATGGAGCATTGCAGCAGACGAAATGATGGATAGCCGATGGGCTAAACAAGTTAAAACCAGAGCATTAAGATTAGAAAAGATTATGCGAACTGGACAACTGTTATAAACAAATTGTCCACCTAGTGGACATTTAGTAGACAGTCGAATTGAAAAAGTATGGACAAACGTGGTAAGTATTGTTACGTTCAAACCCAAGTTTATCTTGACTTTTGAAGGTATACAAGGGTTACAAAAAGTGTAAGGTCTCGATTCCGTCCCGGGCCTCCATTGACTGTAGCAAACGATTACAGCGATTTAGTGGACAATATGTGGACAATAAGTTGCGTTGGGTGCCCGGTTATTTTAACACAAACCCTTGTAATTGACATTAAAAGTCATTATATTATAAGTATAACTGATTTTTATAATCAATAAATAAGGGGTTAAAACACAATGTTAAAAATATATACAGACAAGAAACGCAAACTTTATATTGTAGATTCTAGAAAAATAGGTGGTAAAAAGAAAGCGTTTTCAGACAAAAAATTAGCAAAAATAGCTGCTGAACAATTATGGAAACAACATATTAATGGAGAGTATATTGTTACAGATAACCGAGTTACTGGTGAGAAAGCTATTAATGAATGGAAAAAAAATATTATTTTTCGATGGGAAAATGATGAGTTTGGCGATTCTGAAAAAGATAATAAATTACGATCAGCAAAACTTTTAAACAATCAATTAATATGTGGCAAAAGATTTAAAGATTGGGATTTAGGTGAATTTATATCTGCTACTAGAGTTCCATTAGTTATTGAAAGAGAAATTGTTAATGGTGATATAACTATAAATCATAACAATGGCAAGCCATCAACTATTAACACTAGGCAACATTACATAGTTCATTTTAAAGAGTTTTTTCGTTATTGTGTAAGTGCTGGTTTTATGAAAATAAATCCTTTAGAAAGCACATCTCTTAAAGAGAGAAAAAACAAAAAAGACAAAAAGGTTGAAACATTAGATCCTAAAAATATGTTAAAAGTTTTACAAAATATGGACAAGAAGTTTCAATTAGTTATGGAGTTTGCAATGCAAACTGGCATAAGACAAGGTGAACAAAGAGCATTGATGTGGAAACACATAGATTTTGATAACAGAGTGGTACACATAGAACAAGGTTTTCAAGAAAAAGTTATAGGAGATGTAAAGACAGCAGCATCTTTTAGAACAGTTCAATTAACAGATCAAATGTGTAAAAAATTACAGTTATTAAAATTAAAAAAAGGTATGCCAGCAGATAACAATTTTGTTTTTACAATAAAAAATAATAAACCGATTGCATCTAAAACTTTTATTGCAAATTTATATAAAGCTATAAAGAAAAGTAATTTAGAAAAATTTAAATGGCATGATTTAAGACATTATTTTGCGTCTAGTTTATTTAATAAATTTGGCAAAGATTTTGATACTGTTACAAATATGTTAGGCCACACGGACATGGGCTTTACTAGAGATAAATATGTGCATTGGTTTAAAGACGAAGAAAAAGCAGAAAAAATAAGAGAAGCTATTGCAACTAACATAGTGTCTTTATAAACACAAAGGGCGCCTACTCTGGCGCCCTCTCTAATGCCCGGCTAAGAAAATGCTCGGCTAGTCTTATAAGTTCCTCCCTACTTATCTCCCTCCTATAATAAGTATCATCTATCATAACGCTTACTTCAGTTGCTGTTGTCCAAATCAATAGTTTGCTGAAACTTGGTGATTTCTCCTGCTGGAACATATATGTCTCCTTTATCTCCAACTCTTATAACTTTAATATGCCCGGCTTTAATAAGCCTGCGTAGTCGGCTTCTAGTTGTATCGTTATATTCTTCATTCCATAACGCCTTGATTGCTTGCCTACTGTCTAATAAAGCGCTACTCAGGGAAACCGCCATATGTTTTCTCCTCTGTTGGTTGTGGTTGCTCATCTCTAGGTTTGTTTAAAAAGAGATTAAAAGTAGCCACTTTAACCTTGTCATACCCTTCACCAGTACGCCTGGATAGATGTACGTTTATGTTCTTTCTTTCTTTCTCTATATAATCTATTAGCTTTTGGCGTAGTTCTTGATCATCTATGTTTAACCAAGCTGCTGCTTCTACATGGTCATCCATAGTCATATTGCCAAGCATCCTTACTTTACTGTTACTAAATTCTGGTCTCATGGGTTTAACCTTCCGTTTTGTTCACTCCAAAGTTCCGCAAGTTCTACATGCTTTGCTTTATCGTGGGTTTCTAATTGACTTAAATACTCTCTATTTTTTTCAAACCAGGACATCGTATCTCCTGATGATGAAAACTTTTCTATGTCTGCTTTAGCTATATCAATCCAAGCATCCCAATTAGAACTGGGATGAAACTCTGCTGCAGAACCATTGCTTGTCTGAGTTTGTGGAAATGGCTCTGGTATAGGATCGTCTGGCATAGGCTTTGGTGTTTCCTGGTTTTGAATTTCTGTTTTACGCCCTACAGCATCCATTTCATCATAAGATGGGTACTCGCCACCATGTAAGCCTAATGCAGCGATGGCTCTACCAATACTACTGCTCTCACAGTTCTCAAGAGCGCTAGTCTTATTGACTGGCCCTTGATCTCGCATTTCTTCTGCCATACCACTAGCTAATATGCGACCTTCAGGATCAGTTATCTTTGTCATCACACGAACATACTTATCATTAGCTTCTAGTAGTGTTGTGTCTATTCCTAATGCTAAAGCATAGTTTCTACGCAAAATTGTAATACGGTGTTTAACTTCTAAATACTTTTTACCACCCTTCTGCTTTACTCCATGCGTAGCCGTCATGCTATCCGCTTCAGCCATTATTTCTTTGTGTGGTTTAATTGTTTGTTCCATTATTCTTCCTTCGTAAATACAGCTATTGGTCTCATGTGCGCTCGCTTGCTACGTTCATAGCCTATGACACGCCACTTGCCTTCTTTGCCTTTAAACACAGCGCCTAATGCTCTAGGATCTATGCTTGGTGGTGGTGGACAGACATCTCTTATATCGTTAATGGTTATTTCTTTTTTACCACCATGATACAACTGGTCTGCTGCAAAACGTGCTTGCTCTAAATAGGCCGCTCGAACTTCCTCTAAGCGCTCCATAACTAAGTCTAATTGTTGTTGTCCATTGCTCATAATAAACTCATTGCTATTATAATTAGATACCAACACCCTGCTAACACAACTGCTGGCACTAATATGTTAAAAAATATACTCTTGTTTTTCTTTGTAAAATCACATACAAATGGGTGAACGTGTCTATTGGCATGTGTCATGTGAGCGGCTACTGATCTTATAAAAAGTTTTGACCCTTTTGAATTTTTAGTAGCCGTTCTCTTTGGAACTGCTTGCATAATTATCTCCATATTTTTTTAGCTTCGCTCAAGACTTCAGGATGAAGGTCTTTCCAAGCGAACATATGATCCCATTGCGGATCACATAGTCTTAGTAGTTCTTCTGTGTTGCTTGCAACTTTAAGCAGACGTTCCCTTCTAGAACATGCTTCCATCAGAAAATCTAAAGCAACACGAAGTTCATCTTCTGACGGTTTAAAAACGGTATAAGTATTTCTGTTGGCGTACACTATCGTGGGTAGCTGACCAGACAAATGCCAGTAGCCTGCAATCTGTGTAAGATGACTAAAGCGTGGTTCTTTAGGTATACTGTTAGCTTTAGGGCTATCGCTGTAAGCCATTTGATCCCACATAGTTTTAAGTTCTATTCTTTGATGGTAGTCTGGCCTGCCGTTGTACTGTAGTTCACTTCCCGGTAACGCTTTAAATAGATTTATCTCTCCTTCTAACTGGTTGATACCTTCTGATGCTTCTCGTAATCCTTCCAACGCATGCTTGCATACCAATTCTAATTCACAGAAATCCCCTTCTGCATCTTTTCTGTACGTTGGTTCACCTTTATATGTCTTTAAAGAGTACTTAGGTTCTGTCCTATGTTTTATTATAGCATTTTCTTTCTCAGTATCATGCCATTCTAAAGGTTCAAACTGTTGCAGCTTGGCTACAGCATTACGGTAAGCATCTCCTGGGCCAATCTCATTCAATAAAATATCATCGCAGTATTCTTGCACTACAACACCAGACGTCATATTTGGATTTTCATTTTTGTTTATGTTAATAATGTGTTGGGCTTTTTGTATATCGCCTTTAATTTCTTTCTTAACAATCTTCCATGCTGCATTTACATCTGCTCTTACTTTACATTTATTCCATAAAGTATAGCCGTCTGGCATAGATGGATTACTGTGGTGAAAAAAGTTATGGCGTTCAGCCCACTCTGGATATTTTATAAAACTCATGTTTTTCCCCATCAATTATAATGAGGAAAATATTATTAAAATTGAGATATCTTGTCAACAATTATGTTAAATTAGGTTAAATATAGGATATATTGCGCTTTATTATAAATCTATATTTAGGTTGTTTACATTACTAAGGTCTAATATTTCCGAGTGATTTCTATTGTAAAAACGACTTATTAAAGGTGTTGCCCATTCTAATTCCACATTTGTTATAATGTCTTTTGTTTCTGGTCTTTGTATGTTGTAAAATAATTTACCTTTAAGTAATTCTTTAGTTGGCATAGGAAACACAATGCCTTGTATAATTTTATTTATAAATTCTTGAGGGCCATGTGTAATTTTTACTAAACTACGCATTGTATAACAACTTGTGCTAACTATTTTTTTTAATATATGCACATTACTAAAAGTTTCATAACTATGTTTATCTTCTTGTCTATGGGTTTCTAATTCTAAACAAAATCTATGTTCTGGAACATCCATCCCTAATATTGGCATATATCTTTTTTTGTCCATTGTGTTATAAAATGTAACATTACCGTGAAAATCTCTTGTACCAGCAATTAACATTCCTTTTTGTTTAAACAATATATCGGATATGCTTACACCTAATATGTCAGCTAATTCTTCTACTTGTTCCAATCCTGGATTATTAGTTCCAGAAACCCATCGGCTTATAGTTTCTGCACGCACACCCATACGATCTGCCACTTCTTTGCTTTGAAGCCCCGCTTCTTTCATATACTTTTTTACGTTAATTAGACCCATATTTTTATATTTAATCATTTTTGACCCCTTTGTAAATACTTATAATATGTCATAAAAAGACATTTGTATATTAATTAAATATATGTATTGACGCATTATGTCAAATATAATATTACTTACATATGAAACTAAATCAATTTAGACAAAATAAAAAATTAAGTTACGGGCAACTTGCGTCTCGATTAGGTGCAACACATGCTACGATTGTTAGGCGTTGGTGTTTACCTAAAGGCCACAAGCAACGTATGATTCCATCAGAAAAGTATATGGATGCTATAATAAATTACACACAAAGTGCAGTTATGCCTAACGATTTTTATAGTGAATAAATGTTAGAGGATGATTTACATAAGTATGTCATTCAATGGTTAGAGATAGCCCTTCCAGATAACTCTGTCTATCATCATTCGCCTAATGAGGGCGTAAGGCATGTTGCGTTTAAGCGCAAGTTAAAGGCTATGGGAATGGCGAGCGGTTGGCCTGACATTGAGGTCTTTGTACCTAGAGAAGGATGGTTGCATCCATTAGAGAAAGCCGGGATATTTATAGAATTAAAAGCCAAGCGTGGGCGCATGACGGAAAACCAGAAAGCGATACAACGATGCTTGCGTATGACTGGTGAGCATGTTGAAACCTGTTACAGCCTGCAACAAGTAAAGCTGTGGCTTAATACATTAGTGGAGTTAAAGAGCAATCCCCGGATGCAGATTATTGAGAAGATGTGTCCATGAATGAAGATCGTATGAAAGCGCTGCAAGAATTAGATTGCATAGAAGGGGCATTGAACGAAGCCCGGAGGCTTGTAGAAGGTGGAGCAAACCCCCAGGATATTATGAGAGATTTTAGTAAAACAAAAACCAGTAGCAGTTGGATTGTTGTAGTGGCTAACATGGCAAGTTGGTGGAAACAGCATAAAAATAGGATGGAAGGCAAGTAATGGATAACAATTTGGTATGTGTTTACACAGAATATAAAAAATATGTGCAGTTATTACGGGATGCGGAGTGGGATGGTACTCCGACACAGTTTTACCAAACACAAGTTGATCATTATAAAGAACTTATTGATGACGGAGCCATGTATGAACCCAAGTTTTAGGCAAGCGGTATGAAGAAGCACGACAGCGTAGGTACGTTTTACGATAGCTGCAACATTTGTGGCGGTACAGTAACGGTAAAAGATGGAAAGCGTGCGTTATGTGCAGATTGTTGGGAAAAAAAACGTAAGCAATACCAACGCCCTAATCCTTGGAAACGAAAAAACCCTGACAGTACATGACACAAGGTATTGACAAGAAAGAGAAGGCATGAATATAATCTACAAGCAAGCAAGCAAAACACTAGAGTATACTCTAGAGTATACCCTCGAAGTAACATCCAAACAAAATAGTTTACCAAATAATAAACTTAAACAAGAGACTACTCTAGAGTTAACTAGAGTGTCTGAAGCTGATGTTGCTAAAGCCAAGCAAATTCTTGCTAAAACTGCCAAAATGAACAACCCGTTTTATTATGCTGCTGTAAAGAAAAGGCAGCGTGATCCGTTTAAATATCGTTATGATAAAATGCTCAATTCTTTACGGGATAAATATTCTACAGATCGTTTTGTAAGTTTACTTAAAGCGTTATCACAACTTACCTTGACAGAGAGAGAGAACTGGTTGCGGAGGATGGAAGATGCTGCACATAAAAAATAGCGGTTGGATTACAGCGGTTGGAAAAGAGCGGTTGGATTTTAGCGGTTGGATATTGTAAATGAATAGAGATAATTGGAGCGTTACCGACCTTGACGAACTTTACAAAGAAGCATCGCAAACCCTTGCTTTGTTGCCTAGCGCACTTAAAAAAAATAAACTTAATTATTGGCCAGATACTGTGCAAAGCCATTGGGATGTCTACAACTATCATAGCGTTGGCAGAGTAAGAATAACGCCAACTGCCAACCAAGTCTCACGCTTAGAGTTTGCCCTTGCCATAGGGTTAGAGATAGACAGAGACGACAACCAACTTATATGGAAGGTAGCAAGCACGTCTGTATTTAGAGTAAGGGGCATTGCATGGTTGAAACTAGCAAAGCATTACAGATGCGACAGACGGACAGTAAAAAGGCGGTATGAGCAAGCACTCATCCGCCTCTATTACCACCTTAAAAAGAGTTAGTTATTGTATTATAGCATTTACATACAAGCACCATTGAGGAGTTGGGTTTTCCACCATATCCCACAATAAAACACATTTATGCTTTTGAGAGTAGTATTGATAAGCAATGAGGGCATCTAGTTTGTTGTCCTCTCCATACCATAAAAGAGTGCCTTTCCCATCCTCTCCTATGTCCTCTATTTTGCCCTTATGATGCTCAAATCGATTGCTTTGTGCATGGTAAAAACTTGTCATGCTGCTATTGTTAAGCGATTTTATGTCTTTGTCTGATAAATCAAGTATCATTATATTGCCCCCTTTGATTGTAATATTATCTTACATGCTTTTAATCGCAAGTTTTCGGTTCTATTATTAAACATTTCAAACATGCTTAAAGCTTTATACATATTTTTAATAGCATATAATGGTTGATTACCTATTATTTGCCATGCTTCGTCTATGATTTGCTTATTGCTCATTAAAATTGCTCCTCTAGTTCAAAAGAAACTTTTAAGTTTTCTTGATAACCAATGTCTTGTTTTGATCTGTGTAAGATTTCTCTTGTAAAATCTTCAAAGTCTAAACAATTACTTTCATAAATTACTTTTATTGTTTCAATAGGTTTTTTTAATTTTTTACCATCTTTATAGGTTTCGATATTTTTTCTAGTCATTTTTACATTGTTAAAATAAATCATTATTTTGCCCCTTCTTCTATTATTGCTTGAAAGTCTATTTTCTTTAATGTGAACTCTTTGGTCTTTGTATTAAAAAACGCTTGCTTAATTAGATGTCCATCAACATAGAATCTATATTCTTTAGTATGCTTATCTATGTCTTTGACTGTTGTCTTATGGTCTACAAAATCAAAAGAGTAGGTTCTTGATGTGCCTACTTTTATGCTCACTTCTCCTCTCTCTTTTACTCCATAAGATTTATCGCTTTTGTAAATACATGCTTGTACTTGATTCCATATAGGATATGAGTGCATTATATTTCCCCCTCTATTGAACCTAAAACAATTAAAACAAAACCACTTGCAAATATTCCACCAAATATCACTATATGAAATATGCTTTCTAATGCCATTGAGAAATACAATGGAAATAAAGTCAATGCACAAAAACACATCCCAAGCACTGTAAATACTTTAGAATAGTTTATTGGTTCTTTTGTTTGTAATCTTCTATATTTATTCATAAGTTTGACCCCTTTGTTATTAACATACTTAATTGTATGTCATGTACTAAGATATAGATATGACAGAAAGTGTCAAGTTATTTTATGATTATTGTTTTTTTATGTTGCCAATGACGCCAAACCGCAATACATTTAATTAAACTTAATCATAGTTGTATAACCAGAGTGAGGCCCCTTGCTCTGGTTTTTTATTAGGGCGATATAATGAGAGACTATAAAAAAGAATACAACTCTTATCATGCCAAGCCAGAACAGAAGAAGAATAGAGCATCAAGAAACAAAGCACGTACTTTATTAAGTTCAACTGGTAGAGTTCGCAAGGGTGATGGGAAAGACATAGATCACAGAGATGGCAACCCAAGAAATAATAGTAAGAGCAACTTGAGTGTAATGAGTAAGAGAAGGAACAGGAGTAAGAAGTAGTGGTAGTGGACATCTTGTCTTGTCTGAACTACGCGCGTGATGCCAATAAATAATAAAGCAAACCTGGTCAATCGGTTTATAACCGATAGAACTTTGGCGGAGTTCTCCTCTTTATTAAACATAGTGGACAATAAGTGGACAATAATTAATTAATTGTAGCGATAGGGGGCATGCTTTTTTTTTCGAAACCAAGAGACCCACCCACCCCAAAACATGGGCGCGGTTGGACTACGTAGTTATAACCAGATTGGAGAGTGTCTGACCCTTGAACATCGAGATACCCTATTCACCCAGACCGCTTCAAGCAGACTTACACGCACAGCTTGATAAGAACCGCTGGGCAGTTATTGTATGCCATAGAAGGTTTGGCAAGACTGTTATGGCTGTTAACCACTTGTTACGTGCTG